CGCCAGAACTGAACAGAAGGCGGTAAAATGGTTTCTTGCGTCTCCCGATGCGGATTTGATCGTGATGGAATCGACGAAAACCGCAATCTTTTCCGCAATGATTCCCGGCGATTATCGACTCATCGCATATACCGCCGCTGGCGACGTTCCTTCCGATCCGTCAATTTGCATCGTAATTGTTGGCAACATTGCACCAATACCGCCAAACGATCCGCTGGCGGTTGCGCTGGAAAATATATGGGGGGCACTTCAAGAGTCTGATTCTAAGACCAGCAAGGCCGCGTTAATTGCAACCTATCGAGATGGTGCCGCTTTGGTTGATGATCCGAAGATCGTTGATTTTGGGGCATTCCATGCGGCATTGCTGGCGGCTCGACGCAAACGATTGGCCGATGACAAATTACTTGCAATCCGTGAACGAATATCCGCCGAATGGCAGACGTTGGGCGATGCGCCAGAAACCCTACTGACCAGCGAGATACGCGGCAAAATCCGTAACATCATGGCTAGGGTTGTTGCGGCATTAGAGAAATTATCATGAGTTATGTTCCCGGTTGGGTTGACGATCCGGAAGCGGTTGGCGAGGTTGCGATGCTGCAACCTATGCCTATTTTTGGCATGACTCCGGCGGGAGGCGTACCGGAATCCGAATTGCCAGCCGAAGTATTTTTGTGGAAAAACTATGAAAACAAAACCGGCAAAAAATGGCCTAGCCTTAGCCAGGGATCCATTGGATCATGCGTTGGTTTTGGCACGGCTTGCGCGATTGAAGCGACTCTTGCGGCGCAAAGTACTAGGGTTCCAAATTTGGTGCAGGAACAAATATACGGGGGTTCTCGAGTCGAGATTGGTAAAGGCCGCATCAAAAATGGCGACGGATCTGTCGGAGCGTGGGCGGCAGAATGCGCGCGACAATATGGAGTAATCAATCGCGGGATTCATGGTAAATATGATCTAAGCGATTACTCTGTTAAGCGTTGCAAGGAATGGGGTAACACTGGCATACCTGATGATCTTGAGCCAAAGTGCCGAGAACATCTTGTCGGCGCAATTACGTTAGTTCGAGATTGGGCGTCCGCGCGCAAGGCGTTGGCTAGCGGTTATGGTATTGCGATATGCAGTAATCGAGGCTTTAAATCGGCGCGCGACAAGGACGGTTTTGCGGCCGCTAGTGGCGTGTGGAACCATTGCATGGCATTGATCGGGTATCAAACAAAAAGGCCTGGCGGGTTCATTATGAATTCGTGGGGGCCGGATTATAATAGCGGTCCTGTTGGCGCTGGCGATCCGCCTAGCGGTGGATTTTGGGCTGACGATTCAACAATTGACTATATGCTCAGGCAAGGCGACTCCTGGGCGTTTTCCAATGTTTCCGGTTTTCCTTCACGACTCGACTGGAGAATTTGATATGTTAATCCCTTATCCAACAGAGTTTCCGAAAGAAGCGTTAACGATTGTGCTGGACCTTGTGCGGGGCCAGCCGCTTGACGTGCCCGCTAGCGCGCATGCGTGTTGGTGCGTTGCTGGCTATGCGCTCAGTCAGACGTTGGGCGGCGGGCCGGTTATCTCCGGCTCGACCAGCGTGCTGGACGATGCCAGCGTGATTGAGATGGCGATCAATTCGGTCGAGCCTGGTCAGGTTGCGCAAGGCTTGTTTCCATGGGGGCTTGTGTTGTCGATTGTTTTGAAATTGCTTGTTAACAAATTTGGATCATAACGTGATCAATTGGAGCGCGTTTTTTTTATCGTCATCGACTCCACGGTCTCCACAATGGGAGACCGTGCGGCGCAGATTTGTTGCCGGGAAAAAATGTGCTGGTTGTGAATCAACGGTATCGCTCGAGGCTCACCATATTGTCCCGTTCGATGTTGATCCGGATCTTGAACTAGATCCAAATAACCTGATCTGTTTGTGTCGTGAGTGCCATTTTCAATTAGGTCATTTGCGCAATTGGAGCGCATACAATTTATCGGTAATCGATGACTCTGCGGTATATCTGCAGCGTTTTCTCGAGTCGAGATTGCGACTCAAGAGAAAAACTTGAAACTGTAAACCGCTACCAATTCATGACTTAGAACAATTTTATAAAAATTGGCAAAATACCTCTTGCGTATTTGGGCGAAGTCGTGCATATTGATCCTGTCGCAACGACGCGACACGAAGAAAAGAAACGACAAGACGGAGAACGAACAATGGCACAATCAATCGAACTCATGCCCGAAACCGAGTACAAAGCACTGGTCAACAAATATTTTGCAAGCATGCAAAATCAAGACGCAAAAACAATCAGGGCACGTATTTACAACGCCGAATGTGCAACTTTTCAAGCTGGCCACCCAAGCGAACGCGGCAACAACACAAAGGCCAACCGCACACTCTGGGCCCACTACCGCGCGATTATCGACGCAAGCGAACAATGCGGCGTCCGATCCTAACCCACTGATGAGACCGGCGGCGGCCGGTCGAAACCCTTCGGGGTCTGGGACGCAACCACACGATGATACGATAGGAGATGATGGCCATGGCACAGATTATTAATGACATAGCCGCAGTTCTGAACTCACACGGCCAAAATTTTAGCGGCGGCGATGCAATTCATTGTGCCAAAGATTGGAACGCGTATGGTTTTTCTGCCGACGAGGTCAGCGCGTGGTGCGCTGTTGGTGTTTGGGATGCTGGCTCCGCTAGCGATTGGACCATTGCCGGACTTACGCCGGAAAACGTCGTAGCGGCGGCAACATTGCTTTTGGCCAATCACGACTCGGCAAATTATGCTGGCCATTGTCCAATCTACTCGACCTGCAATGGCGATACCGATACCGGCGTGATTATTGACGCGCACCGACTTATAGTCGGCTAACTCGATCACGGATGGCGGGGTCGTCCCAATTCCAAAAACGTGTTGCGATCAAAGAGAACCATCACAACACGTTAGCGGCGGCGGGGAATGTGGCATTGACTTCTTTGTGCGGTCTCGCCATCCGCGTTTTTCTTTTATAAGCCGTGATCAATTCACGACTTGTGGCAATTCCACGCAAATACTTAAAATACCACTTGCAATTATTTTTGATAACGTGCATATTGATCTTGTCACAACAACGTGACCGATGAAACGAAACGACAAGGGAATTACGACAATGGCACTTAATCAAATTGAATCAACAACACTTGCTCAAATTGGTGGCGTACGCGCCATGGTGATGATTGGCGGCACGGTTTTTACGAATCATGGCAAGCCTGGCCAGCTATGGTTCAAGTTCAAGGCGCGCGGCTTGAACGGCATCAATTCGGTGAAGATCACGCTAGACTCTAACGATACCTACAACATGGTTTTTAGCCGAATGACGATCAAGGGCGAAAACGTGAAGGTTGATTTATCTGGTGTTTATGCCGATCAGCTTGTTAAAATTATCGAAAAAAATACTGGACTTTATTTAAGTCTATAAGACCTTCTGACCGTCTCCACCACTGCACTCTAATCGAGTGCAGGACTGGAGCTGGCCACTACGGCACGCTCGACGACGATAGGAGAACGATATGCCGATACCCGTTACTTTGTCTGATTTGCGGGCGGACGCGCAAATGCAGATCCAGCAGAAACTAGCCGAGGTTTCGCAATCCGCGCGTAGCCTGGCTGACCTTACAAGAGGTCAATATCTCGAGTCTGATGGCGCGTTAATGTATGCGCTCAACACAATCCAAAGAGAGTTATCGGACGCAGTTGCGGCCGCAAGGATTCTAGCTTTTCTGCGGTATTGCCGGGAGGAATCCAACAATGATAATCAGGACCAATAAACGCGAATGGAACACAGTATCCAGCGCGCCAGCAAAGATCGATATATCACACGGTCAAGAGCCTAAGAGCTTTTCCGGTCAATCAATTCACCATGTTCAAATAAAAATGCACAATGGATTTGCGCAACAGCGCATTATGCAGGTTAATGAAGATTGCTGTTATTTTAGCGATCCAGTTGAGATCGATATTGAAATGTTTGAAACGATGTTTGATTTGATCCGATGCGTTAAGAGAAGGAGCTCCGATAATGCAGAATAATCCAGCCAGCGAGTTTAACCCGCGCGATCTTGACCACGAAATACGCGCCGATGATTGCCGACAAACGCGCAAATTGATTAGCGCACAAAAAGACCTGCAAGACGCATTGGCGGCATATATCGACGCCGAAACCAAACAACAATACGTATGGATGAGGGAGCGTAGCACAATGCGCAACCCGAATCCGGAGTGCCGTGCAAAATGCCCGTTAGAAAATGAATTGCGTCGTGATAGTACTCGGAAGGACTGCCTATCGTGCGTTGGTTGCCGCAACCGTGCCAGCAATTTTCGCAACGCTAGATGCCAGGACTTTGACGAAGCCTTGCGCGTTGTGTCGGAAATGCGGGCAATGATCGACCTCGACGGCGAAGCGTTGCGAATTTGGGTTGCACTCAACGGCAACAATCCGCCGAAAACAAAACCAGCGGATTACGACATTAGACTGGATCCGCCGGTACCTACATTCATGGAGTGATCGGTTATGTTGCGTACAATTATTGTTGGGGCATGTTTACTGACTGGATGCCAGGCTACTCACGTAGCCGTCACAATCGCGGCTCCAATGAGCCGTCCAACCGACGGTCAGATTCATTTGACCGTCACACGATAAGATGAAAGGACATGACATGACGACGGACATACCATTCCGTCCGGGCTTGAGAGTACATCGCCGAATCGGTGAATCGTTTGTGATTTTTGTGAAAGGCAAAGAGGATTACGTTACCACGCTAACGCTCAAACATGCGTCCGGCGGAAAGGCCGTGGTCGAGATTAATGAAGGCAATGGGCCTGAAATCGAGCATATGCGGATACATGAGGAGATTGTATTTGGCGATGGCGAAGATGAATGCGTCATCGTTTTGGATAGTGCCGCTGGATCTCATGCCAGTTTTCGGGCGCTGGCTGGCCCAGCGGTCAGGATTCGGAGAAATGAGGAAACGAGATGATACCAGGCATAACGAAAGGGAAAGCGGGCAAGCCGCCGCGCGTGCTAATTTATGGCACCGAAGGCATTGGCAAGAGCACGTTTGCCGCTAATTGTCCAGAGCCGATATTTATCCCTACGGAGGATGGTATTGGTGAGATTGATTGTGCGCAGTTTCCGCTTGCAACGTCATACGATGATGTTGCAAATGCACTGAGGCAATTAAAAACTATGGACCACGATTATGAAACCGTGGTCATCGATTCGCTCGATTGGCTGGAACGCCTGATTTTCGACAAGGTATGTTCAGAAAACAGCGTTGACAATATTGAGAAGGCCGGGGGCGGATACGGTAAAGGTTATATGCTCGCTGTTACAAAATGGCGGGAGTTATTAACAAGTCTCGACGTATTGCGCAACGATCGCAATATGGTCGTAATTTTGCTAGCGCATGCAAAGGTCGAGCGGTTTGAGGATCCGGAGTCAACACCGTACGATAGGTACGCTCCACGGCTCCACAAACACGCTTGCGGCCTTGTATGCGAATGGACCGATGCGGTACTGTTTGCGACTCGACGTATGCGCGTCGAGGTTGATAACGGGGCCGGTTTTGGCCGCACCAGGGCAATCGCTCGATCAATTGGTGCGGATGGCGGGGCACGCATTCTCCGGACCGTTGGAGGTCCAGCGTGCCTTGCTAAGAATCGATATGGGGTAACGGTAGATTTACCGTTATCGTGGAATGATTTTTGTCACGCAATTACGAAAGGATAGGCCATGAATCTTTCAGGTTTTAATGCACGCGATATCGAGCCAGCCAAGGGAACCAGCGACGTAATTCCAGCCGGAAAATACGACGTTGTAATCTCAAAAACAGAGACTAAACCGACGAAGTCTGGCAATGGTGAATATCTACAATTGGAATTCACGGTTATTCAAGGGCCGCACGCCGATCGAAAGGTCTGGAGTCGATTGAACCTCGACAATCCTAACCCGATTGCGGTATCGATCGCTAAGGCCGAACTAAGCGCAATCTGTCGGGCGGTAGGCGTGTTGACGCCTAGCGATTCCAGCGAGTTGCAGGACATTCCGTTGAATATTGATATTCGCATTGAGAAGCGCGCCGACACTGGCGGCGAAACAAATGTCGTCAAGGGATTTTATCCAGCGGTTCAAGTCGCTGTTCAAAAGCCCGAACTGGTTGATTTTCCGCCGAAAGCACCAGCGGCACCAACTGCACCAATCAAGGGCAAGTGGTCTAAATAACTATCCGATTTTCCGTTGGCCATGGCATTGGATTGATCGTTTCAATTCAATATTTTAGGTTAACCCTGAACTGTCATCCATGGCCAACGGATTTTTTACAACGAGGTATGAAATGAGTGATCAAGCAGTTGACGCATTTTATGATGGATTTTTTCCAATTGATTCGATTGAGAAATTAGCTAAATGGCTTGCGATTCCGGCTCCACGCGTTCGGTATTTGGTGC